GGGTTCTGACAGAGCAGTGGTCCTGTTACCAAATAATATTGTAGATGAATTACGATTGTATTGGCGTCGTCATTTTAAGAGAGAGAACCTTGTCGACCACTTGTTGGTTGTTAATTTGAAAATCAAAAACATGTGTAAGAACGTCAAATTTAAGGACGTCCGCTACAAAGGACATTTGTACTCAGCTGGGTTTCTACAAAGTTGCTGTTGCTTGTTCGCACCTTATTTAGCTAGTGAGAAAGGAATAGCAGACTTTCAATTACAAGTTCGCTATGTGACTAGAGAGTACAAGAATAGATTTGTGCGCTGGTTTTGTGAGTTCCGAAATTCGTGGTATTTGAATTGGAAAGCCTTTTACAACTTGAATCCTTACCTCAAAATGGGAGCATTAGTAGCTGGGGTAGCGATTGGAAGCTCAGCCATAACGAATCTTAGGAGAGGTTACGCATTCTTTAAAGGCGCAATACCCAATTTCAAGTTGCCAAAACGGCAAATTAACTCCATGACGATCAAACAACCACTTGTTAGAGAGTTGTTTTTAACTGGCCCCATGCATTTGTTGAGTTACATCACTTTGGATGACTTGATTCAAAGTGCTATTGGCATAGTCATGTGCGATGTTAAACAGATAACTGCACCTTTTGCAATAAGAATTGGTCACGTAGCATTGATGGTACTCGTTGAAGAGCTCTTAAAAAAAAGCAACATTCCATTCTTAAGACACTTTTATTTTAGTGAATGTTTAAGTTTGGTTGTGTTGTATTCAGCTTCTGGTATGAGCCCCATTGGTACGTTCGTACAGGTAATTCAACAAGCAGCCGTGCATGAGATGTGGGCTCGTTTACCATACCCATTATCAGTGCTGTTGCATTTCATACACAATTGTTATGTTTTTGAAAAGACCGGTTTCTTGCCAGAGTTGGGACAATTGATGCCAGAAGTGTTTGCCTCTAGAGACGTTTTGAACCCGCCCATTACAGGATTAGTAGTTCAGGGGTATTCCCCCTTAACTTACGCCGGGTTAGCTTGTTTTGGGTTTGAAATTCTGCATAAAGCGCGCGGTATCACTGTGTACGACTCTGTCAACAGTGCAGATATCCCAGTTGACAAATTCAAGCCCGGATCACGTGTGCTTGATGGAGGCAACACTAGAGGTCGAGTACAAGAAGATACCGCAGTCTCACCTATGACTCATGAGTTGGCTTATAACAGTGGAGATTATAGACCGACTTCTTTCGCTCCAAACAAACACAATGAACTTCAGTCTTTGAGAGCACGAGTGTTAAAGGCTACACCAGTGGAAGATTCTAGGACTTTTAAAGAGTTCGTCACCTTTGTGAAGAGAAATTATCGCAAAGTGTTACCTGGCATGTATGATGTTCAAAGCTTGTCTTTCGAAGAATGGTTGGGCACTTGTGGAGCTTCACCAGCCGTTAAGAGAGCTTACGCCAAAACCCATGAGGCGTTGTTGAGTGAAGGTTTAGATGAAAACTCCATTTTTGAACCAGGTGAATTGAGAAAAATGACCACTAGAAAATCGTTCGTCAAGGTGGAAAACAACCTCTACACTTATGGCTTGGACTCTAAAGATAAAGCTCCTAGAATGATACAGGGAGCCTTACCTGAGTACGTTGTTCTGATTGGACCTTGGTGGGCCGCATTCCAACGTAAAATGCAGAGAAAGTGGAGTAAGAGTTCTGGATCCATCATTTTCACGAGTGGAGTAACAGCTGAGAGAGCAGCCAAATTTGTGGATCAACTTGGATGGTTCGTAGATGAAAATGATATTGGCAGTTTTGATTCCTCAGTATGCTATAAATGGTGCATGCTTGAAATATGGTTAGCCAAGCAATGGGGAGCTCCGCGAGCCGTGACTGATCTAATGTTGTACAATACAATGACCCATGGAGTCACTGGTAGAGGGTATTTGTATAAGGTCACTGGAACTCGCAAGAGTGGCGAA